TCAGAAATTTTTTTATCTTTTAATAATCTTAATGCTGCATATACTGCAGTAATTGTTTTAGAAACACCTGCTGGTCCTTCTACAAAGACACATCTTGTATTTTTATCTAAAAGAGTTTCTATTAATTGTTTTTGTTTTTCTGTCCAAGGTAGTTCTTTGATAGGAAAATCAAAAGCTACTTTTTCTCTTTGAAATACATAGGGCGATGTGTCTTTAGGAGAATCTAAAGACGTAGCCTTAAGACGGCTCTTTTTTTTACTCATAAATTAAACTCCGTATGATGTAGGACTTTCCGCAGTATTTGTTGTAGAGATTTGTTGTGTTTGATTTTTTTCAGGTTCTTTTATTAAGCCTTTTTTTATTAAACTCAAAACTAAAGATTCTTTTTCATCGTTCGATAATTTATCAATATCCATTTCCTCAAACTTTTTAAGAATATCTTTTTCTGGATTTTCTTCTGTGCTTTTTTCTAAAGGATCAGCAATTGCTTGCAAAGCTTTTTTAGTTGTAGGATTAACAGACTTCATAACTTTTTCTAAGTCTGATGAAACTTGTTGCGGATTAATAGGTGCTGATGATGTCATTTGCTCAACAATACCTAACATTTCTGATGTTTTTTGAATTATTGTATTGAATTTATTCATGATATTAATATAACTTACCAATCTTTACATGCTTGATAGCGAGGAGTACCTGGCTTTGCTGTTGAGCATTTGTGTCTAGCTCTAAAAGATTTTTTACGTTTTGTGTTACCAGACTTGCCTGTAACTCTTACGCCTTTTTGACCCCAATGAATTCTTTTATATCCTCCTTTAGGATTTTTAACACATTTCATCCACTTTTTCCCTTTTCTATCTGAAGAAGTTTTTCCTGTTACTTTAGTGCAACGTGCGGCTTCTTCCAATATAGAAGATACATAAAGATCAAATTTATTATTCATATTACGAATATACTTAGTCTTAAAATATTCTAAAACAATTTATAAAAAATGGTAAAAAATAAAGATAAGTAATAGTATAAATTTATGGCAGCAAGAACAATATCATCACCAGGTGTACAAATCAATGAAGTTGACTTGAGTTTAATCGCAAGACCAACTGGAGAAACCAACGTTTTTATGGCAGGTTTTGCCGATCAAGGTCCAACCGATGAAGTTATTAATATAACAAGTTTAACTGAATATGAAGAAATTTTCGGTCTTCCTACAAACGCAGCAGAAAGATATACCTATCATTCTGCAAGACAACTTTTAACCACATCGCCTGCAAATCTTTTGGTAACTAGAATGCCTTATGGTTCTGGTGCTGGCGAAGGATATACAAATTCTTATAGTGCCTTAGTATATCCAGTAGTTAATAAAGGTGTTGGAACAACATTGATTGGTATTACGTCAATCAATTTAACAAATGTAGGTACTAACTATACAAGCTTACCATCAATTGAAGTTATTGGTGGTGGAACAAATGGCAATACACCAATTAATACAGCAACAGCCGTTGCTCTTTCTGGAAATGTTCAATATGGAAGACTTTCTGGCATTTTAGTTACTTCTGGCGGAACAGGATATGTATACGGTCAAACACCAACAGTTACATTTGCTGGTGGTGGAGGATCAAATGCTTCTGCAGTAGCAAATTTGGGTGTTGTTGGAACAATCACTAATGAATATTCAACAAGTAATGAATATGAAATTTTAGAACCATATTCAATACTTTTAACTGAAGACGAATATACTTCATTAATAGAAAATGATGTTGCATGGTCTGATGCCCATTATAATGTTCCAATTAATAACTTTGAAAAAATTGGATTTGGTGGTATTGTTGTTGTAAATGCTGCAAAAACTACTGTATCAAATCAATTTGAAGGGTATTATGTAGGTTTTGCAGATAATAGTAGCAGCAATCCTGCCACAAATTATGATGCAATTTCAGGTATAAAAGCAGCAAATTATGTTGATCCTACAAATTCTTATCAATCTTTTACATATGTACCATCGTCTAGGTTAAATTTTAAATTAACTGAAAATTATCAAAATTTTGGTAGCGGTAGTATTTCGGAAATAATTGAAAATTATCCAACGTCTTATGATTTTGCTACTAATAAATTTAATGATTATTTAACATTAGCAGTCTTTAAATTAAGACCAACAACATTCACACAAGATACTGTTACTTTAGATTATTTAGCGGCAGAAGCATATTCAGGCTCTTTGTATTCTAATAGAACACAGCAAAATCCTAACGGTGGAGCATTCTTAACATCATTCTTAGATAATTTAGTAAACTCTCGTTCTGCGAATATTAAAGTTATCACAAATCCTAATATTTCACAAACTGGAGAATGGATTAATTCTGATGGATCTTCCAAAAAAACTATTAGAGTTCAAACAAATGCTAAAAATCTTTATTCGGTAGGAACTTATAAATCAAATACTGATAAAGTTGCTAAAGATGTTGGTAATGTACCAATAAAATTACAAAGAATTTTAAGATCTTTAGAAAATAACGACAGTATTGATTTAGATGTTGTTATTGAAGCAGGTTTAGGTACAATTTGGACAAGTGCCAAAGAACGTAAATTAGACCCATTATATTCAAATCAACCACAAATATTTGATGATACATATCCATTAGATATTTCAGATTTGAAAAATACAACTGGTGCATTAGTCGGCGGCGTAAGAGAAGACTATTATTCTATTCTTGATCAGTTTGTAACATTCGCAGATAAAACAAGAAAAGATCACGTTTTCATTTCTGATCCATTAAGAAACATTTTTGTTAAAGGATCAAATGTTAAAACATCAAGAGCCAAAAATTTCATTTTTTCAACTGACATTTATTGGCCTTTGAGAAATCTTTATGCAGGAGTCGAATCGAGCTATGTGGCAACATATGGCAACTGGATTAGAACAAACGATACAGCATCTGACAGTTTCTGTTGGGTTCCTGCATCTGGATATATTGCATCAATTTTTGCAACATCAGCACAAACATCATTCCCTTGGGCTGCACCTGCAGGATTTACTCGCGGAACATTATTTAATGTTTCCGATATAGCAATTAATCCTACACAGAAGCAAAGAGACTTGCTTTATAAGATTAATATTAATCCTATTGCATTCTTCCCAAATGATGGAAATGTAGTATTTGGACAAAAAACATTATATCGTAAGCCATCAGCTTTTGATAGAATCAATGTACGCAGATTATTCTTAACATTAGAAAAATCTGCTCAAGCTGTACTCAAATTCTTTGTTTTCGAACCTAACACTTTCGCAACAAGATCAAGAGTTACTGCTGCGTTATCCCCAATTTTCGATCAAGCTAGATTAAATGAAGGCTTGTATGATTATGCTATCGTTTGCGATGAAAGAAACAATACTCCAAACGTAATCGATAACAATGAGTTGAGAGTTTCCCTCTACATTCAACCAGTTCGTACTGCTGAATTCATCTTAGCAGACTTCATTGCAACTAGAACTGGCGTAAACTTTGAAGAGGTGCTCTCATAAGATAAATAATTTAAACATATGGCAATACCAGAATATACACCACAGGATAGAGGATTACTTAACACTTATGGAATTTCAAACTTCTATAATACAGCAGCACAGAATGACTTCATGCGAACAAATTTGTTCCGAATCATTCAGCTTGGTGGAACAAGATTCACATCTAATGAGTTACTTTATTTAACAGCAACATCTCTTCCAGGAAGAGCCATTACAAACATTCAAGTTCCATTCATGGGACTTCAGTTCAATGTGCCAGGCACCGCAACTTATCCAAATAGTGGTGCTTGGAATGTTACTTTTAGAATTCCTCAAAATCTTTCTATTCGTAGAAAATTTGAACAATGGACAAGAGACGTTTTCAATGACATTGACAGTTCTGGTTCTTACAGTATTCCTAGTGATGATGCATCAAATCAAGTTATTTTAACACTCATTGATAAAGTCGGAACACCTATCAGAACATATACTCTCTATGGCTCATATTGTCAATCTGTAGGCGATGTTTCTGTAGATTTGACAGCATCTGGAGAAGTAATGCTTCAACAAGCCACTTTAGCTTATCAATACTGGAGATTAAGTAATAATCCATAACAAATAAATAAATTAGGCATAAATATAATATATGGCTAATTTATTTGCGAGTCCTTACGCTTATTATTTAGAATTATTAGGAGAGTGGCCTACTAACTTAGGATTAGCTAGTCAGTGGCTAACTTATTTTGATTTTGGGTCTGTTAATTGTTTACAAGGAACTCTACAATCACAGCTATTAAACAGAGAATCTAGTTTAGGTTATAACGGTTGGGCATTAAACAATAATGTTACAAAGTATTTGTTAGATGGTAGATTACAATACTCTGTAGATAATTTAACAGGTTGCGTTTTTGCTAGACAAGTAAATCTTCCTAGTGATGGAGTAGAAGCTGGTAATGTAGGTTTAGATTATGGTGGGTTTCAAGCCCCCGCAACAGTTTCTAACAGAGATAAATACAAAAAATTATCTGTAGTATTTTTAGAAACGAATGCATCTTTTTTAGATTTGATTATAAGACCTTGGATAGTTTTGGTTGGTTATAATGGATTAGTAGCCAGAAGTTCAAATTCATCCAAGGCTGTGAAAGCTAATTTCGCAGACGTTGTTATGTTGGCTAAAACTGGTGTGAGTAATAGAATGCAGCCTAGAAAAATCTATAGATTTTACAATTTAGCACCAGTATCTATAGAAGGAGAAGAGTATTCGTATATGCAGGAAGGAATGAAATATAGTACAGTATCCTTTGTATATGATGGATATACTGTTTTAGACGCCAATACACCACAGTTATACTCGCTTAATAACTCATTCTTAAGTCAATTGGGTTTTACCAGTTGATTATTTTTATTTTTTAAATAAATTCTAATAGTGAATAATAGCTGCTATTATAAAGTTTATTTGCCTTTCTCTAAAAAAAATATAAATTTTAGAGAATTAAAAACACAAGATCAACTTGATATTGAAAAAATAAATTTATAATATCCATCAACAATAGACTATTATATTGAATATCATAA